GCAAGTGCTCAACCCCGAGGGCGTGCTGCTCCAGATCACCGACGGCTATCTCTACGTGACCACGGCATCGACTGCCGCGTCAACGTTCAACATCGGCATTGCCGCAACGGGCGTTGACAATTCCGACCTGGTGAGCGCGCTGGACATGAACGCCACGACGGCGGGGACGGTGTGGTGGGTCGTCGAGAAGAACGCGGCCTCTGAGGCTGCTGCCACCACGCCGGACGGCCTGCTCTGGCCAGCAACGAGCTACCTGACGGTGACCAGCGCGGCGCAGGTAAGCACGGGCCTGGTTTGCGACCTGTTCCTGAAGTACATTCGATTGGCATAGGAGCAAGGATCATGGCAGCGACGGCAGAACAGATCAGACGGCTACGACGCATGATCGCCGAGAGCACGGACGCGACCTACTACGATAGCACGCTGTCGGAGTACATCGAACGCTATCCTTTGCTAGATGCACAAGGCGAGGAGCCTTACATCTGGAACTCGGCGACCACGACATACGACGACAACGATGATTGGGTTGCAACCTACGATCTGAATGCAGCCGCTGCCGACATTTGGGAAGAAAAGGCCGCCGCCGTGGCTGGAGACTATGCTTTCAGCTCAGACGGCGGCTCTTTCCAACGTAACCAGGTATACGAACAGTACATGCGCACCGCAGGGCGTTATCGCTCGCGGCGCAGCATGACAACGATCACGGCAAAGAAATACCCGGAGGAGACCTCGGGCCTTGTGCCGAGCTGGCTGGGCAACGGGCCGGAGATTAGCTAATGCCTGCTCCATTTAGCGCAACAGAACTGAGTCGCATGCGCACCGCCTGGGATATATCCCTTGTGGACTCGTGCAAGATCGGCGCCCGCACAGCCACGGCGAACACCTATGGCGAGATGATTGAGACGTATACCTATGGCGACGAAACAGATTGCGCCATCGAGTACACGCACAGCGCCGAGGTACAGCGTGGCGAGGGCACCATCTTGGCGATCGATGCACGTTTGCGGCTGGCCTATGGTTCAACGATCACGCATAGAGACAGGGTGCAACTAACCTATCGCGCGGGTACGGCGCTGGGCACCGCGCAGACGTTCGAGGTGGTGGGCTATCCACACCTGTACGTGGCGGGCATGACAGTGGATCTCTGCGAGGTACGCTAGATGGAATTGCAAGTTGATCTGAAAGGATTTCCTGAGCTGCTCAAGCGCCTCCAGGCCATGGCGGGACCGCAACAGCGGCGTGCCATGCAAGACGGCTTGAAAGCGGGGGCGTTCATCCTTGAGGGCGAGTTCAAGGTTGCGTCGCCAGTGGATACGGGGTTCATGCGCAATGCGATCTATGTGCGCGGCCCGGACTACAGCGGCTACCAGGACGCCAGATCATCGGCGGACAGTTTCGACGTGAGCGCCAAGACGGGGCGCAAGGTGAACCACGCAGGCGACTTTCACCCCGAGTCTGGCGCGCCAGATGAATTGCAGGTGAAGGTTTGCTTTGGCGCCGAGTACACGGCTTATGTCGAGGCCAATGAGCCGTTCATCCAGCCGGCGTTTACGCGTGGCAAGGACGCGGCGCTAAAGGCGATACGGGTGACGCTTGAGCGGGGGATAAAGTGAACCTCTTTGAATCCCTCATCGCCGCACTCAAAGCCGATGCGGGGCTGATCGCCCTGGTGGGTGCGCGCATCTATCCGATGCGTGCCGACGAGGACTTGACGCCGCCTGCCGTGGTGGTGATACCGCTGGCCACGGCCAGGACGCAGACGCAAGAGGGCGCCAAGGCCGAAGCGCAGCCGGCGCGGCTGACAACGCACGCGGCCACGCTTACCAGCGCCAATGCCGTCAAGGAGGCGGTCATCGCGGCGCTCGACAACTATTCAGGCAAGCTTGGCGGCGTCACCGGCGTGCAATGCGAGATTTGGGTAACGAGCACCTGGCCAACGCCAGACATTCGGGCCGATCGCTGGCTTTACGTGGTGGATGTGGAGATATGGCGGGCGCTGTGAATCAAATCCTTGTCACCGAGGCTGAATACAGAGAGCTGGAGGCCACCGCTGGGCGGCGCTTGAACCTTGGCTCAGGCGCGGCGCCGATGCAATTCTGGATGAACCTTGACGAAAGCGAGGAATGGCCAGCCGAGATTCATGCCCACGTACCGCCGCTGCCATTTGATGACGAGAGCCTGGATGATATCTATTGTGGCCATCTGATCGAGCATTTGACACGCGATGAGGCGCGCGAATTGGTAGCAGAGTGTTACCGCATTCTGACGCCGGGTGGGCGGCTGGGCGTTCTGGTGCCAGATACGCGGGAGATCATGAAACGCTATCTGGCGGGCGCGATAGATGCGGTGGAGTATCCGCTCGGTACATGGCAGTATGTTGCCAATTTGGATCACATGTGTGCAATGTTTTTGTACTCGACGGTGCAGCCATCGCAGCACCTTTGGTCTTACGATCTCCAGACGCTGGCGCGATTGATTGGCAGCGCTGGCTTTGTGGACTTGGCTGAGATGGATCGCTATACAGACCCGCGCATAGCGCAAGGCGCTTGGTACCAATGTGGGATTGATGGCTACAAACCGAAACCGGCAGCGTTTAGCAGCGAGTGGCCAGAGACGTTTGACATCTATACGGAGGATGACAATGAAGGATGATTATGCGGGCATAACCTGTAGCCGTTGTGGCCGGGCGCTGTACGCCAAGGACGGGCCGACGTGCCCGGAATGCCTAAAGGCGATCGCGGCTGAGCTTGTGGCGCTGGGCAAGCAAAAAGGGCAGAGTCAGCCAAAAGCGGATACATCGCATAACATTGTAATAGCGGTTGACAAGACAGTGGATGGGATAGACGTGCCCAAGGCCAAGTGAAAATTTTACTTTGTCACCCTGGGGCCTCATGGGCCACCGCCGATGTGCATGATGGCATCGAGCGCGCCTTGCGTGACGCGGGCCAGGAGGTGATCTCCTATGCGCTCGACAATCGCATTGAGGCCTCGGGGGCCTATCTCACCTACATTTGGAAGCGCAGCAACAGGACGCTAGAGCGGCCCAAGGCGGCGGACTTTATCTATTTCGCATCGGTGGGAATCATCGAGCGGGCACTGAGGCACAACGTAGACTGGGTGTTGATTGTCTGTCACATGTACGTCCATCCAGACGTGTTGCTGATGCTGCACCGGGCCAAGATTAAGGTGGCCGTTATCTTTACCGAATCGCCTTATGATGACGATGCGCAAATCCGGCTGGCGCCTTGGGCGCGGGCCTGCTGGGTGAATGAGCGATTGAGCGTGGAGAGATTCCGCACCGTGCAACCGCATACGTACTACTGGCAACATGCCATAGATCCTGAGCGGCATAGCGGCGAGCCGCAGCCAGGCGATGGGGATTGGCCAGCACACGACGTTGTGTTCGTGGGGACGGGGTTCCAAGAGCGCTGCGATCTCCTTGGCGCGATTGACTGGGAAGGCATTGACTTTGGACTCTATGGCTCGTGGCCGTTGCTAGGCTCGCGGAACAAGCTTCGAAGTCATTTGCGGGATGAGATTATCCCCAACAGCGTCACGGCGACGCTCTACCGGCGGGCCAAGATTGGCCTAAACATGCACCGCACCTCCATGGGGTTTGGCAAGGACATGCCTCAGATCACGGAAGCGGAGAGCATGGGGCCGCGATGCTATGAGCTGGCGGCCTGTGGGCGGTTCTTTATCACCGACTACCGAGCCGAGGTAGCCGACGTTTTTCAAGGGCTTGTGCCGACGTTCCGCACGCCGGCTGAGGCCGAGGCGCTGATCCGGTCGTACCTGTCGAGGCCAGATGAGCGTGAGGCTATAGCACGCCAGCTACCAGCCAAGGTAGCAGGTGAGACATTCGCCGCACGCGCGGCGACGATTATCCAAGTTCTTACGGAGGTAAAATAGCATGGCAATGTACCATGGCAAAAAGGGCGTGGTATACATGAGCGTGATTGGCACGGGTGATGCCGTGGCAGTCGTCAAGCTGAATGCTTGGACGCTTGATATGCCCACTGACAAAGTGGAGACCACGAACTTTGATTCGAGCAATAAGGAATACGTAGTGGGCTTCAAGGATTGTAGCGGCACCCTGGGCGGGTTCTGGGATGATACCTCAGATGCGCTCTATGATGCGTCGGGCTCAGCGGATGGCGTGAAGATGTACCTGTATCCGTCATCTAACGCGGTGACGAAATACTGGTACGGACCTGCCTGGGTCGATTTCAGCATCAACACCGGCGTTGCTCAGGCCGTCCAGGTTTCGGCGAACTTTAGCGCGAACGGTGCCTGGGGCCAGATGTAATGCGCATGGCGGGGACTCTAGGTGAACTCACGGCGGGAGGCCGTTGGGTGGCCACCTTGGGTATCTGGACTGCGCGGCTAAACGATGAGGGCGGCGTAATCAAAGCCGCCCTCACCGAGGCCAATGCGTTTTGGCTGCACAGCCTGACGCAGACAAACGTCGCGTTGGGGGTGGGTAAGCAGCTCTGGACATGGCGCGACGCAGAGATCGAAAGCGTAACTGATCGTGAGATTCAATTGAGAGTAAAGGAGAGACATGGGTAGGAGCAAATTCGTCGGCACCGGAGTGGTGCGCATTGATTTGTCAGATGACGAGTGGATCGAAGTCAAGCAAGAGCTGAGCTATGGCGAACAGAAACATCTGGCCAGCAACGCATTGGTGGGGAGCTTTGATGGCAAGGGGGATCCGGCGGTAGACTTTGACCTGGAAGAGTTCACGCTTTCTAAAGTGCTTGTCTGGCTGGCCGATTGGTCTTTCACCGACGAGCAAGGCAACAAAGTGCGCGTAAGCCGAGACGCCCTGGGCGCGCTGCGCGGCGAGGTGGGCGATGAGGTCGAGGCGGCGATAGACAAGCACGCGGCGGCCATTGCGGCGGAGCGAGAAGCCGCAAAAAACCTGAAAGCCCAGCCGCTGAGCGAGCAGAGCGAGAGCTAGAACGGCGGCGGGCAGAGGTGCGTATCTGTCGCTACATGCGGGGCTGGACAATCGCGCAGTTACACGCGGCGCCACTGGGCTACATAGATGCAATCGTGGCCGAGATGCAAGGCGAACCGATGGGCGATGATGATCTAGGCGAGGATTTCTAATGACGGTAACGGCTGAAGAACTCCAGGTTCTGCTAACGCTCAAAAACAAACTATCTGAGCCAATACAAAAAGCGGTTGGCCAGATCGAGAAAGCCTTTGCCGGCGTTGGCTCTGGGGCTGCGTCCGCCTCGCGTGACATGCAATCGGGGCTGGAAGGCGCGGCGGGCGCGGTGAATGGGTTCAGCGCCGCATGGAAACATCTGGCGCAAGAAATGGCCATGCAGCGAGAGTGGGCCAAAAACGTCCGAGAACTGCAAAAAGAATTAGATAATGCGAAGGCGGCGGGGCAGAACACCACGCCGATCATGGAAAAGCTCGCGCGCGCGATGAGCTTTGAGGCGTCCAGCTCCAAAAAGATCGCCGAAATACGAGATGAGATTGAGGGCGTCAAGCAGAGCGCCGAGCAGACCGAGCCGCCGCTCAGCAAACTGTCTGGCGTGATTGGCATGATAGGCGGCGCCGTCACCATTGGCGCCATCGTCAAAGTGGGCACCGAACTCACCAAGCTCGGGGCCAAAGCCGAACAACTCCGCAACACCTTCGGCAACCTGGGCGGTAGCGCGAGCGGGCTTGAGACGCTGCGAGCGGCCACGCGCGGCATGGTCTCCGACATGGACGCCATGGCGGCGGCCAACCAGTTTATGGTAATGGGCCTGGCCGAAAACACCGACGAGGTGGCCAGGCTGGCCGAAATGGCGACGCAGCTTGGCTCTGCCATGAACCACGGCCCCAAGGAAAGCATGGAGTCATTCGCTGCCATGCTGGCGAACCAGTCTATTCCCAGACTGGATACCTTTGGTCTCAGCTCGGGTCGTGCGCGTATTCGCATTGAGGAGCTGACCACTGGCCTCAATGCCTTGACGCGAGAGCAAGCTTTCACGCAGACCGTGCTCGAACAGGGCGCGGAGGCCATGGCGCGCGTGGGCGAGCAGAGTGAAGGCATGGCGGGCAGCCTTGCCAAAATCGGCGCACAACGCGAAAACGTCAAGATGCTCTTGGGCGAGATCGTCTCTGGGGCCTTAGAGGCAACCGGCGTCCTGGGGCTGCTGAGCGAGGGGCTGGCTAAACTAACCGATCATCTGAGCGCTTTCAAGTCGGCTCAAGATTCTCTCTATGATGCGCTAGACGCTATTCACGCCTTGGGGGCGGAGCAGGTTTTAACTACTGAGCAAGTGCGCGCCTATGAAAGCCAGCTCAATAGCCTCTCGGCGGCCTTGCAAACGGGCAAGATTGATAACGATGCCTATACAGAGAGTATCGCGGCTATGCGTGCCGAAATGTCTGAGATGGCCGCTGTTCACGAGATGGCAGGTGCGGGGCTCCAAGCCGAACTGGCCGACATGCGTGCCTTGCGCGAGGAGACAGAGGCGGCCAAGCCAGCGGAGATGCTTGCGGCGGCAGAAGAAGCGGCGGCGCAGGTAGCGCTTTGGCAATCGCACATGCATGACTCCTGGTTCCAGGCGGCCAATGACGCAGCAGATGCGCTCGGATCGGCGGGCGATTCCTACGTAACGTTTACGCAGCGCACCGCCACAGCCATGCAAGAGTGGGCGCGATCGAGCGATATGTCGAGCATTCTGGGCGAGGTGGCTAAAGCCTATGGCCAGCACATCGGCGACATGCAAAAGCTCGCGGAGGATGGGATAAAGCAACGCGAGGCGGTCACCTTCCAACACAACCTGGCCATGGTGCAAGCCGAGGCCGAATATCAGGGGACGCGGGCGGCGCTGGAAGCGGCAGGGGCCACGGACGCCATCGCCAAGCTCGACGCCAAGTTCCAACAGGAGAGCGCCGTATCCAGCGCCAATTATGCGCAACAGCAAGCGCTCCAGGCGCGCGCGCTTTTGGCGCAACGGATCACTGAGCAACAGAGCTATATCACTGGCCTACAAATGCAATCGGACGCGACGCGGCTCAAGCTGATCGCCATGATTCGCGGCTCAGAAGCATACCAGGCATTGACTACAGCGGATCAAAAGCAACAGCTCGATATCCTCCTTGTGGGCGCCTCGGAGCAACTCAAGGCCGAGATCACCAAGGCCGACCAAATGCTCCAGGTACAAAAAGAGCTAGGCGAGGGCACAATCAATAATGCCATGACGGTAGCCAAGGCGCTCATCAGCGTCTACCAGGGCGAGATTGGCGCAGGCAAGACGGCGCTGGATTCGCTCAAGGCGCAATACAAGGCCACGAGCGCAGCGATTGTCAGGGACACACAAACCGCATTCTCTGGCATCGGCGCTGGCCTTGGCGCGGGCATGCTTTCGAGCGCGAGCAAGAGCCTGTCATCTGCTGGCTCTGCCATCAAGGCCGTCAAGAAATCCGCGACGGCAGCGCTGGCCGACGTGGCCAAGGATATCTCATCTGGCATCGAAGCGGCGGCCAAGGCCATGGAAAAGCTGCCGGGGATGCTGTTCACGCCCGAGATGGAAGCGGGCCTGGATCAGATGGGCATTCTGCTCAAAGCGGCGGCCAAGCGCGCCTTTGCCTGGCTACAAGAACCAGACATGAAGACCATGCTCAAGGAGATTGAGAAGTTTAGCGATAGTATCCTGAGCGTCTTCAAAATGCTGGATGTGAATCTAAATAAGGTGAGCCCGAAATCTGGGAGCAACTTTATCGCTACCATGGACACCTGGATCAAGCAATTCGCCTCGGCTGGCTGGCGGATCGGTCAACAGCTAATGGCTATGGCAGAAGACGCGCGCATCAATTTTGAGTTGGCCTCTAGTGTGGTTGACTGGACACTCAAAATGTTTGAGGTCTTCTCAGTGTCCTTTGCGGGAATCGAGCTGGGCGCGCCGGATATTGTCAACCGCATTGAGGCCTGGATCAAGCAGTTCGCCTCGATTGGCTGGCGGATTGGCCAACAGCTAGTGGCCATGGCGAATGATGCACGCCTCAATTTCGAGCAAGCGGCCAGCGTCGTGGACTGGACACTCAAGATGTTTGAGATCTTCTCGGTGTCCTTTGCAGGAATCGAGCTGGGCGCGCCGGATATTGTCAAACGCATTGAGGCCTGGATCAAACAGTTCGCCTCTGTGGGCTGGAGGATTGGCAAGCAGCTAGAGGCCATGGCGAACGATATGCGGCTCAATTTTGAGCTGGCCGCCAGCGTAGTGGAGCCAACGCTTGCGATATTCAAGCTATTCGATATTGATCTGGCCAAGGCAATCCAAACCGTCACGGTGCCGGAAGGTCAGCGTTTTGAGTCATTGGTCAATGAGCGGCTGAATCAGATCGCCGTGGTGGGAAGCCGAATCTTTGAGCTGCTCAAAGATGTCGATGCCGAAACGCGCGCGGCGGTCGCCAAGGCCGCCGAATTGGCCAAGAGCTACGCCGACCTGTTCGCTCTCATTGGCCCTGACCTGACCAAGGCCGTCGAGGTCATTCGCGGGGTGGACTTGCGCAAGGCCATCGACGCGCGGCTGAATCAGATCGCCATCGTGGGCGGCCAGATTTATCAGCTTCTCAAGGATGTGGATGCCGAGACGCAAAAGAGCATTGACCACGCCGCGTCCATCTCCGAGAGCTACGCGGGCCTGTTCGACATCCTGGGCGTCAGTCTGAACATCGAGCCACCGCCGGTCAATTTCCGGCAACGCCTGACCGTGTTCCTGGATAACATGGCCATCGCCGTGGGCATGTTGGTGGACGGGCTGGAAGAGATCGAGCGCGACGTGATCGGCCCAGCGGCGGCAGAACTCAAGGCGTCGTTTGCAGGCAGTCTCGGCCAGATTCTCGACCTGCTCAAGCTGGGCGACCTGTTCCAAGAGATGACCGAGGTCGAATACTCAGACAGTGTAGTGGCGCTGGTGCCGTTCCGCTTTGCCGTGACCAAGATTGTCGAGGATATGCGCTGGGCCGTCGGCTATCTGGTACCCAGGCTGCAAACGCTCACGGGCGAATGGGAAGAGGGGCTGGAGAGCGTCAAGAGCATCGCCTTGCTGATCGCTGAGGTGTTCGGCGCGCTAGGTGACGCGACCAGCGCGGCCAATGATATGCTGATGGAAGACGCCCTGAATCCGGCGGCGCTCACGGCGGCACTGGGGGCCTATGTCGGCGCGGCGGACGTATTGGGCGGATTCGCCATGGCCATGCCGGGCACTCCTGGCGTCGGCGCTGCTGAGGTGCCCAAACTCAGCGGCACGGTCATGCTCCATGTGGTGCGAGATGACACTGGCGAGGACTATGTAACCGAGCTGGAGCTGGCCGAAACGGTGGATCAGATTCTGGCTGAGCTGTGGGTGGCGGCGTAATGGCAAACGAACTTACGCACACGAATAACGACACGACCGCGCTCAACCTGAACGACGGCACGACTTACA